CAAACTCCATGAACTCGACCGCATCCGCCAAAATGCTTTTGAACCCCTTTACGAGGAACATCTCTCAGCCGTTCTCACGGGCTATGAAGTTATCGGCGATTCGTAGAGTTAGTCAGTGGTCGGAGCTAAGACGGAGACCTTCGAGTGGAGCAGTTTAGCCTTTGGCAACGTCTACTCAACCTTGGGAATGCGCTTTTTCAAGGCCACCTGTCAACCTACGGCAGGCCCAGAGCTAGAGCACTGGGCGTGAAACTTCGTCAACACTCTTGACAGACTTGTCGTTCCGACCACCCTCCCCTTCCACGACCCTCTCGACTACGCCAACTCCAATTTTTCAGGCGATAACAAGAAAAGTCGCGCCTATCACGAGGGCATCTAGAACGCGTATCTTCATCGCGACTACGCTAGGGGCAGCTTCAAGCTGATGGTCAAGAGTGGCGAAGTCTACACTGGCCCCATGAACCGCACTGAGCCATACCGGATCGACCACGACTCTAGGCCAAGAGCCATTATGGTCCCCGTTTCTGATGGTCAAAAATTCTAGGCATCCTGCCAGAAGGCCGTCCTACAAAGGCTCAGCGAGCGGCTCTACTCGTTCATCTACGGGATGAACTGCTGTCAGATCGCAGACAGGATACTTTCCAAGTACAGAGAAGGCTGGGAAGTCATCTGCTACGACGGCAGCTCTTTTGATTCCACTCAACACAAGAGAATGATCGAAGCCATCGATGTTTAGTGGATCCGTCGCCTCCGCCCTTACTTTGTGAGTTTCTTTACGGCCTTAGCTACTCCCTCTCCCTTTACTCCAGAGTAGCATGCCGACGAGCTCATAAGGTGCATGAGCGAGATGCGACGAAACCTCTTTGTCCACGTCCCCGGAGTCAAGTATGACAACTGGACAGACGAGTAGCGGGCAGACTTTTCGAAGTACCATCGTGGCAATCCAGACGACTATCTGCCGCTCACCTTTGAAGGTCTTACCCCCTCTGGCGACGCTTGGACAACCACCCAGGGCAACACCCTTCGCACTATCTTTTACGCCCATTACATGACCCGCAACCTCCCCATCGACCTTTGGAAAGCGGATCAGGCAGCCTTTTTCGCTTCAGGCGACGACGGTTTCTTTCTGTGCGACCCTAGGTGGACAGCCCGGATCAAGAATTCCATCCTCTAGCACACCAGCCGCGATCACGCAACAGACTCACCGCTAGGCTAGATCATCAAGTCCGTCACCGTTACAGATCTCAACGGGCTCGAATTCTGTTCCAAGTGGTTCTTTTTCCATGCTGGACGGTTGTATTGCTGTCGGGACTACCACAAGACCATGGTAACGAAGATGTTCTTCACTCGTACCAACTCTCAGCTTTTTAGTGACCCGCACTTACACCGCAGTGCCCTGCTACTCGGCCTCTAAGCTGAGCAAGCATCCCGCCTCCTGGAGGATCTATTCCGATTGTGCATGCAGCACGACCTCCACGATCGCGCCGACGGATATTCCGAAAAGATCTTCGGGAGTTACGTCGAGACAGGACAACTCGACTACTAAGTCGAAGCAGAAATAAACTCCT